GGTACTACAGGCACTGTTGAGATAGTATTACCCGAAGCAATTACTGGTAATTTACCTATATCAATATTAACTGCTACCAACACATCTGCCGTTGTTACTTCAAATATTTAAAAATGAGTTTACCGTCTATACAAATTTGTTTTGTAGACAATGTCTGGGTCAAACAAATGCATTTTCAAAAAAAAGATGATGCTATACCTGGCCATCGTCACTTACATGATCACATGACCTTGTTAACTCAAGGCAAGTTGATGATAATTATAGATCATAAGGTCACAGAATACACTGCCCCGCATATCATAGTCATACAAAAGGATCAAGAACATTTACTTACGGCATTAGAAGACAATACCATAGCATATTGTATTCATGCATTACGTGACAACGAAACCGGTGATATAGTATCCGAAGATCAAGTACCCAATGGTAGTTTATACTTTGGACCCGGTGGGCTTGAACCCTTAATTAAAAATATTGCTATTCAGAATCAACACAGAACAGTTTAAATTGCCTTACCTAGATTAGCTGCTGTAACCAATAGAATGTCACAGGGAGATAAAAGGTTGGCTTTTTATCTAAATTTCCAGTCTAGATCTTGCCACTTGTAGTCAAAAGTCACAACCTGACCTGTAGCATCGTGATAAGCAGCGATTTGAGATTGAATAGGATGTTGTACACAGGCAATACCCCAACGCCGACTAAATACCCGAGTGATTATGTCATATGCTGTGCCTGATCCTGTGCTGTGTGAACGCAGTGTAGTTAATCCTGGCTGTTGTAAAAACCATTCACGGAACGCGGTATAAACTGCTTTGGTATGGATCCAATTGATGGTTCCATCGCATCCTGGCCCTAGCAGAGCCAAATAACAAACCAACAGAGTATTTTGTTGTTCACCTGAGATCCACATGACCGGTAGTTCATCGATTGTAATCTCAAGTAAAAACCCACCTCGTTGTCCTAACCAATAATCAAAGGTGCTTATTACGTGCTGCCGCTTGGCTGCCGCTCCTACTGCACCTAGAAAGTATTCTGGACGTATTGTATCAGGTTCAGGATCAATGATGGGTCCACTGTGTGCCCACAGACGATCAAATGTTTCCAGGTTGGGACGGTTGAGTCTGTGTATTTTTATATCCATGTCCAGTGATGTCCTTGTACAGGTGTAAGTCCAACATGGCTACGCTGGATGAAGTAGCGATCCGACCCCCAACCCATCTGATCCACTAGATTGGCCATAACTGAGTCTACCATAATAATAGATTCAGCGCCCAGTATAACACGCTGCCAGTTGAAGATGGATGGAGTAATACCCGCCTTGATCTCTACCGTATTCCAACCTGGAGGAATAATAGCCGGATCGTATGTACCGTAGTGATCACTACCTTCTAGGTGTACAACCACATAAGGAGTATCTGACTTGACAACAGTATTGTATACACGATCTTCTTCTGCGGTATTCCACTCAATACATTCTGCTAATCGCCACTTGTTAAGGAATGGTACACCGGCACGAATATACTTGTATTGATCAAATTTGGTGAATTGAAAATACTTTTCTGTAGCAAAATCGTGCCCAGTGAGATGCTGATATAAAGGCAGCAATTCAGTCACTCCTAGATTCTTGAGTCTGGCCACTGGTACATCATAGAAATATCTACCCGGATCGTCGTAAGGAACGGGTACCCAATGAACCCAGGGCACATGCTGTTGGAAATTGGGCAGGAAGTGTTCAACTATGGGCCAATAGACATCATAGCCCTCATTGTAGTAATATCTGGCTATAGGAAGTGCAATAACAATATCGCCCAGCCCCCTGCTCTGTACAATGCCAATCTTAGGCTTTTTGACCATTAATCAACCTGGGTATAGTTTAGCACATTGCCTTGTCCGAATTGTGCTTCGGCAATCAGTTTAGCATCATAGGCCGAACGAGCCTGAATGCGAATTACGGTGGTTTGATAAGGACTAAGACGAACCCAAACTTCAAATGTATTCATAATGTGTACTCCTTGGAAAGTGTGTTACTGACTGTGTATTTAAATAATACACGATCTGTTTCCTTCTGTCAACCTAGAAGTAACTGCCCTGTGGATGTGCAGGAAAGTAACACTCATTACGCTCTAGAGGAAGGTCGGTTCTTGCTTCGCATCTAAATTTGGTACCCAGTCCAATGGCTAGTGCTAGGCTTTGGCTTTGATTGCCTATAAACAATTCTGCTCCGGCTATGACCTGGGCTACCTCCAACATGCTGTGTGTCTCATGGTGTGGAATTGCCCATCCTAGCTGCTGACTAAATGCTTGATATTCAACAGGTAGTCCGACAAATACTGCGCGATCTTCAAATTGTTCTTGCATAGCAGACCAAGCCGGGCCGGGCCGTGTTGGAATCCATCGTTGGCTGCGATTGATCACTATGGGTCTATCGGGGATCCGAACAACTTCTGGTACATTGAGCCAAGAGTTATTGCGTATTTGACTTTGTGTAGCAGGATCCCTAATACCAAAAGTATCAGAATAGATGTCTACATAGTTTCCGGGATGTCCCACAAAGGCAGGGCGAAAACGATCTAAATTGTGTGTAATCTCTACACTGTCGGTTAATATATTAAAATCATTTATATAGTCCTGTGCAAACATAAAATCACGCATGTAGTTGTAGTCGTCCTGACGCATACGACCTTGATGGAATGGTGCAGGAGTGCTGCCGTAATAGTGTTGCCCTATCCAATCTATCTGGTTGAGGTGAAGATAAAAATTGCCACCGCCGAGATGTTTTACCACAGATAGGCTGTAAATGAGATCGCCAAAAGCTCCGCTGTGTTTGAAATTTTTCATAATATATTAATTATATAGCTATTTACTAAGACGGTCAATGCCTGTATAATATACTGATAGTTCAATTTTTTTATTTTGCTACCGTAAAAACGGATAACTATTATCTACATATGCACTTAGACGACATTAACCTTTTAGATTACGACTTGGTCAAACAGATAGAATGGACGGGTAATTCAGCTGAATATGATCAAGCCTTGGCTAAATTAGCCAGCGATGGTCAGACACTGGTGCTCAATCCAGGAATACGTGAAATCAATCTTCATCATTATATTGATCATGTACCCGACGAGACCAATGTCTGCATAGTATGGACATACAAAAACACCTGGGTAGCCAAATATTTTCCACCGGGGTGGAAAGTAGAAAATGGTTATACACATGTCATTCTCGATAAACCTAGATATGTATGGAGAAAGAACAGCGACCTCGATCGTACTATGAAATTTGAAGATGATTTTTATGGTGTATTTGAGCCCGAGCCATGGGACAGCAATTATCAGTTGGTTTGGTATTTGGATCCTAGGGTTAATCCTACAGAGGACCGAGTATGGGCAATAAGTTGCCAGCCACTGGGCCGCCCTATCAAAGGGATCAAGGACATGGGCTATGTTATGCCTGCTATAGAAGTAGAGCGTAATCCTCTCGCTCCTGCTATATCCATTGATATTGATCAGTGTTACCCTGCCTATTATGATTTAGATCATGAATGTGCTTGGCAATTGGATCCTGTTTGTGGACCAGAGAACGATCCCATGTGGTTAGTTAAGTTTAAACCTTCTTATCGTAAACCTCAAAATTGGCGATGGTACGGTATCATAACCCCCGAGTATGAAATTGAATATAATGTTGATTTGCCCAAATTAGATTACAAATTAGATTATATTATACCTTGGCATGAGTTGGAGTATGAGCACGTTTGGACTTTAGACAGACGATGCATAACCTCTAATGATCCTGACATATGGGCAGTAAAAGTTCGAGCCGTTGATTCGGTTAAAGGTGTTAAATATGTAGGCACAGTTGCTCCTACTATATATGATCAGTTGGATGTGGTGTTTATCAGTTATAATGAACCTAATGCTGAAGTTAATTGGGCTAGAGTATTAGAACGAGCACCACATGCTAAACGAGTTGATGGGGTTAAAGGAATCTTTGCTGCTCATTGTCGAGCTGCTGAAATAACCACTACCGACATGTTCTACGTAGTCGACGGCGATGCTTGGTTAGTAGATGATTGGACTTTTGATTACCAACCTAGCATATGGAACAGACATTGTGCTTACGTTTGGTGCAGTCGTAATCCTGTTAATGACCTAGTATATGGGTATGGCGGTGTTAAATTATTCCCAAGACAGAAATTACTAGATGCTTGGTTATGGCAAGGATTAGATATGACCACCGAAGTAATGAAAGACATATCAATTATGCCTAAGATCAGCAATGAAACAAGATTCAATACCGATGAATTTTCTACATGGCGCAGTGCATTTAGGGAGTGTGTTAAATTGTTTTATCAGTTAGAACAACACCCTGATAATTTTTATTTAGAAAATAGATTGGACGAATGGATGATGTCTGGCGACGACAGACCTTACGGAGAATACTCTATAAAAGGTGCTAAGGATGCTGTGGAATTCGTGAAAAAAAATATTGTAAATTTAAAAATATTGTTAAAGGTTAATGATAGAAAATGGTTATCGAGAGAATTTAAAAGAAGATATCCAAATGTCTGAAAATAACTATAGTCGAATACAAAAGGTCATACCAATTATGAACAGTATTAGTTCAACGTTGTGTTTGGCAAAATGGCATCATGTGACTTTATATCTTCAAACAGGCGAGACTCATAGTTGTTATCATCCCGCTCCGCATAAGATTCCGATGAAAGAAATTCTAGACAACCCTGGTGCTCTACACAACACATTGCATAAAAAAATTGAAAGAAGAGGAATGCTAGATGGTGTGCAGATTAAAGGGTGCCAATACTGTTGGAATATTGAAAACATGGGTCCTGATTATGTCAGTGATCGGCATATTAGATCATCTAGCATTTATACAGAAGAAAGATTTAAAGAAATTGCCGATGGGCCATGGGATCAAAATATCAATCCTGAATACGTAGAAGTTTCATTTGGTAATGAATGTAATTTTAAATGCGGGTATTGTCATCCTAAAGCCAGCAGTAGATTTTATAATGAAATACGAGAACACGGTCCAGTTACTACAGTAAACAATCATCGTTGTGACATAGATTGGTTACAACTCTATGAAAGAGAAGAGCATAATCCTTATGTAGATTCTTGGTGGAAGTGGTGGCCTGAACTGAGAAAGACTTTGAATATTTTAAGAATTACCGGTGGTGAGCCGTTGATGCATGTCAGCACCTGGAAATTATTAAAAAGTTTAAAAATAGATCCAATGCCCAACCTTGAGCTCAATATCAATAGCAATCTAGGAATTAAAACTGCATTAGTTGAAAAATTAATTAAAGAAACTAATCACCTTGCAGAGATTGAAGGATTTAAACAATTTAAACTTTATACCAGCATGGATACATGGGGACCTCGGGCTGAATATATTAGAACAGGACTAGATTTAGAAGTATGGGAACGTAATTTCAATTTGATTCTCACAGAAACCAAATTTCCAATTACTTTTATGATTACATTTAATGCCTTATCGGTGACTACATTTAAATATTTTTTAGAAAAAATATTAGAATGGAGGAGTATTTACAAATGGGATGTTCCTGATAACAAATATAGGATTAGATTTGATACACCATATCTAAAAGAACCCTTGCAATATGATATCAACATATTGCCTAAAGAGAAATTTATGCCTTATATGAAAGAAAGTTTAGATTTTATAGAAAACAATTTAGACGACAACGATCCTACAAAATTTTCTCAGTTGGAGTTTGAAAAATTTAGGCGTGTGGTAGATTATATGCAAATTACCCATTACCCCGAAGAGAACATTCAGCAAGGCCGACGAGATTTTTATAATTGGTTTAATGAATTAGATAATAGACGTGGGACTAATTTCTTAGAAACATTTCCGGAAATGGCAGATTTTTATCATTTGTGCGAGTCGTTAAATGGATAAAAATTTCCTTTTAAAAGAAAGCAAGGTTTTTTGTATGTTTCCGTGGTTGCATGTCAA